TGTTCAAGATTTTATTTTAACTTTGAAACGTCAAGAAAGAGAATATGAAATGTCAGAGGCGGCGAGGGCGGTGAGGGCGGCGGCAGATGAGGAGGCGGAGATGGCGGCGGCGGCGGAGGCGGCGGCGGCGGAGGCGGTGAGTATTAGGGCCACCGCCCAAAATCAAGTGACAAATATGCGGATTGAAGCACTTTTTCAAAAAATATTTAATTTGCAGCAACAGGAGCAGCAGGAGCAGCGCGCAAAATTATTATATTCTTTATGTGAATTATTTAATAGTGTAGATAATGATGAAGACGACACCGATGATATACTCGTAGCAAAATCAATATCTAGATCAAGAGAGAGATTAGAAGCCGTTGTCGAAACCGGTGGTGGAGGTGGAGATGGAGGTGGAGGTGGAGGTGGTTGCACACGCACTTATGACAAAAATGAAATATCACTAGAAAGAGCAGGAGAAGTATTTAGTTGTCTATATAGTGCCGGACGTAGATTTGAAGCAGCAGCGTTGGGAGTGGCTGAAAATCATCTTTCTATATTATCAGCGTTAGTTGAGTTAGAGAATATTACGACTGTTAGATATGGTCATGATAAGCGTGTTGGAGAACTAACAACAAAGATACCAAGAATAATATTACTAGCATGTCAGGGTATTCGTAGTACGGCGAAGGTGGTGAATGCGGAGGTGGAGGTGAAGGCGATGTCGGCGGCGGCAGATAGGGAGGAGGCGGCGGTGAAGACGGCGGCAGTTAAGGAGAAGGCGCAAATGGCAATAAAAAATGTAAAGGAAGATACATTCATGCGTAGTAAAGCGTTGGAGGATACTATAAGAACGGCGGCGAAGTATTCAAATGCCGGAACTAAGACTACGAGGAATATGCATGTGGAGGCGGAAGCGAAGGATCAGGAGGCGGCGGATGCGAATGATGCTGTGGAGGCGGCGAAGGCAGAGGCGACGGCGACGGAGGCGGCAGCGCACAGTGTACTCAAACTAGCTAGGGATAATTTAGATGAAGCAGAACAAAAATACAAAACAGTGTTTGAAGTTAAGAATGCGGCAAACAAAGAACTGGATAAGGCAATGGCGGCGGCAGGGGAGGCGGCGGCGGCGGTGAAGGCGGCGGCAGATAAGGAGGAGGCGGCGGTGAAGGTGGCGGCAGTTGAGGAGAATGCGGCGTTGGGGATGGTGGCGCTGGGTAATATGGGTATGGCGGAGACGAAGGATAATAAGTTGAATGCGTTGACGGATGCGGCGACGCTGGATGCGGCGGTGGATAATTTGAATGCGTTGACGGATGCGGCGGCGGCGGTGAGTCAATATACGCCGAAACTCGCTATCCAGTTCGGTGAAGCAGGAAGTGCCCTACGCGCGCTCCACCTAGAACTTCACACCGAATCTACCAAATACGGAGAATGGTTATGTTTATGTAATGAGGAACTTATTAGTTTCATGGTTGAGGTTAATCTTGTCAAAAACCCAGTAGATCAAACCAAAAAATATAGGTTCATTTCTGCTAAGGTTGATGAAAATTGTGTTGTGTCTGTCGACCGCCCCGTCGATTCTCCTGGATCCAATCAATCTTCTCCTCCTAAAACTCCTGATCGTGTGGAGAATCAAGAGTTCCCGGATAGTATGAGGAGTGCGATAAGTGTTCATCTACCATCAAATTCAAATTCAAATTCGAAACAAAATTTAATGGCCCGGTTTTCACAGGATTTAGGATCACAGGATTCAGAACAGCAACAGGAATTAGGATCACAGGGTTCAGAAGAGCAACAGGGTTCAGAACATCTAAAAAGTGGCAACTCATCAAATAGCGGTGGTCGCCCAACCTCCAAAAAATCAACACATCGCAAACCTCACAGGCATACACGCAACTATCAAAGCCACAACAAAAAACCCAAGCGTTCATCCAGAAGCACCAAATACAATACAATCAAGCACCGCAAATCATACCGCAAACATAATCGCACAATCAAACGTCGTGGCAATCGCAAATAAACCGTGAATAAAATAATCTAATACTAATTCAGTATATTAGATTATTATTCCATTCCATTTCATTCCATGAACGCCATTCTACCCTCATCATCAACAAACGCCGACAATACCGACACCCTCGCCAAATACGTGGTTTTAGGCATATTCCTTATCTTGGCACTCGTTGCCATCCAGTATATTTTCCGTAATCAGCTTGGTATGATCGAAGGTCTCGCCAACCGGAACTCGAAGAAAACGTCAGACAATCCACTCGAAGATGAAAACGACGGCGACATCATCACCATCGCCAAGCGCCAAGAAGAATTCGCCACAAAGACCCAGAAGTCCTTAAACATGGACTCGCATTACAATCATTACAACAAAATCATCGAAAATATGGACGAGTGGGTGAATGCGAAAATCGTGACATCTCTCAAAAACGTATCTCGGGAAGTTCATGGCGAAGGCAAAATGGAAGATATCATCCGACACATGAATGAGTTGAACACCATGAATAAATTCAAGCTTACGCTGGAAGAGTGCGCGAGGTATATTGACACAAAATAACGATGAAAGCTCACCATAAAATCCTTCGGCTCAAATTGTTCGCGGAGTATTTATTTCTCCGCCATTTCCCACGCATTCCGCTGGTGCGGGTTAGGTAGTTATGGCGACGTCTATGATTTCGGTGTCGAGTAAAGTCCTGGTATCCAATTTGACCGAAATGAATCCATTTGTTATGATTTGGGTCAAATATCATATACTTCTTCTCTGGTTTATCGGAGGGATACAGTTTCGCACTCTTCCCCAAATAACGATACGCCATTTTTTGGGCAATCCGCGGGTTTGAATACCGAAGCAATTTTTTCGTAAATACGCGACGAGGCATTCCTATGATATTATACCCTAATAAAAAATCGATTACTCACTCCAACACACACCCCTTCACAACGACATAATAAAGTGAAAGCGTGATTGCGCCGCCGCCAAGTATATGCCACAGCGAGTGTAAAGGTGCGATCCCCATTCGGTCGAGTATAAAACACGCGATCCCCGCAGTAATCAACACAAAAACCGCACCACCATAATACAACTTCATCTTCGAACATGATAACATCGCCAACGGATATATGAACGCAACCACGATCAACGCGATTCGAGTGCTATACCTCCACGCATATAAATTAAAAACACCGATTCCGAGTAAAACACCGACTTGTGTGAGTATATCTAGACCGAATGTGGTCATCGTAACCGATGCGAAAATAAATGATGCCAGAAAACAATCGACGCATCCAAAAACCTCCAATAATGACATATGATACACCGCTGAACATATCATGACCAAAACCGATATTACAATCGAGAAATGGATATACGCAGGCCACTCCCCCAGCTCCCGCCAACTTTCGAACCAGTCTTCTTCTTTGATGAGATAAAGAAGCAGACTACTTCCATAAAAGAGCGATGTTACAAAACACCAAAATTCGGCGATTTTATCATGAACGCGGTATTTCGCCTCCATCGTGGTTGTCTCCGCGGATTCAAGTAAGCCGCATTTGGACGGACAACCGAAGATACAGTGAATCAGCGAGAAATCATTTATTGGTTTTGGCTTCTCCGCATGACATACCTTTGTAATCATTTCATTCATAATCTCTCGTGTCGTAGCCGCAATCACTACGTCATCTACGGGATATGGACATTTACGCCAGCATAGTGTGCCGTCATAATCCCATGACACATTTCTCTCGACACGTTCATTCGCGGTCTCTGTCGCGGCCACCCGGTCGTCCAAAAAAACCTCCCAGCAATCAGCACCATCACCAAATCCGCGTTGTTCGCTGCGTATCCACTTCCCAGCATACGTAAATCCCTTCGTTGTAAAATACCGCCAATCCTTTCGCCCTAGCACCGGAATATATTCCCATGATTTTCGTGTTGCGTAGGTATATTCATAACGCTTGTCGTTCGAAAACCTACCATCAGGCATCGGCATTCGAAAGCATTCAATTTCTTCGGGGTGCGGCGCGGTTGTCATCGCGGTATGTAGTTATATACAATACATAAATACATGAATACATAAAATAGGTTTATACGCTTTACCGGATTACGGGATTACGCAGTAGGGCGTCTCGCCTTTCCCCACTGAACATCTGCGCCTCGTCCGCGTGAGACAGCATCGCCAGCATATTTCGGACTGCGGTATTTTTCATTTGCGGCAGGAACGCGCATCGGAACCAACGCAGATGTGTCTGACCGTATGGCGTCAGGACGAGTCCTGTCAATATATGCGCCCGACGCGACTACCGACTCTGTATATTGTCGTCCGCCCCAGTTCGAGTCCATCGGGTTATCGCTATATTTCATCGTGAGTTCTTTCTCTCGAAATGCCGCATCATGCGCGGTATAATCACCCATATTGAAGTTCAAAGGATCGAAACCGTCATACATCTGGTTATTAAATGGCGGATTATCGCGAGAGGCGTCCATCATTTGGACGAGTGCGGCAGGTGCGGGGGAGTAAGGGACATTCGCCGAGAGACCGCCCTGTATATCTGCCGGAGAAGGGCGAATCTTATAAACTGCTTCACCTTGTGCGTTGTATGAATACTGTAAGAAAAGCACCGGGCAGCGAATTCCGCGTCCTTTCAGCCATTCGGTGAATTCGGCATAATCTTCTAAACTTTTAAATCGAATCGGATTCACACCGGGTACTTTTTCGACTTTCGAGTTATAGAGAAAGATTTCGCTTCCATGTTGGACAAGGATGTTCGGGCAACGGTTCGTTTGTATTGCGTTATCAGCGACGGATGCGGTATCGAAGCCTTCGGCGCCTTCTTTTCTTACAGTCATCGGTAGTTTGGTCTCAGCAGCGGCGCTAGCCGCATTACGCAACTTTTGCGCCTGTTGTGCGTCAGGTTCAATACTTACAAACCCTTCCGGAAGAGATGCCTTGGTGGGTGTTTTATATGTCACATACGCACCAATTAAAAATAAGATGACAATCACCGCTGGCAACACTTTTTGTAGTTTGCGAATTTCCACCAACACCCCGAGCTCTTTTGAAACCTTCGAAGAATTCTCTTGAATATATTTAAATATCTCGTTAAGCATGTTGATTATCTATATACTACTATGATAAATTATCCAGTATATATTATTATATCAACAATATACAATAAACCCCGATTGTTCGAATGTTACAGTTTATCGATGTAAAAGAGGGTCATAATATTGACAAATTCAACGCCGCTGCGAAACAAGCACACGATAATCCAGAAACACATGGACTTCTCGTAAAAGTATATGCGGATTGGTGCGGACATTGTCAAAATATGGCCCAAGACTGGAACCGTCTCATAAAAGAATTAAAACATAAATACAGTTGTAAAAAGCCGGGTTGTGTTCTTACAATCGCAAGCATCCAAGCGGTGAATTTGGAGCCCGCCGACCCTGTAATACAAAATCTGAAATACATACCTAAAGATATTCATGGCGTTCCTTTGATCGCTTACATCAATAAAGGGGTTCGTAGTTTAGAATATTCCGATGAACGTGTTTATCCAAAGATGTTGAAATGGGTTGTATCTCATCCTGAATTTAGTTTAGTAAAACGCAGTAAATCGAAGAGCAGCACGCTTCGCGGTATTACCAAAAAGGCTAGAACCAAATTCAGGGACTTTCATCGTGATACATTAAAACGGTTTCATAAAGAAATGCGCCGACAACATAAACGGAGTGTGCGTTCAAGAATGGCGACACCGGTCGCACCAAGTGGAAGAGGTGCGCAGCAGTATAATAATGTTCCGGCTTACTTGCGTAGTTCGTCATAAGACAATATTTTCTTATATTATATTATACATTCCATTCCATTTCACCCGGTTTAAATGTTATCTAATATGACCGCATGCCCCATGGCAGCGTTAATTATGATTTTAGTCATAATAACAATACTAATTGATGCGTTTTTATTATTTGGTCCAGTTTTTGTAATACGGTTTAACCCTCTTGTTTTAGGAGTAATCTTCTTTTTATTTACAATTGTATATGTATTATTTACTCTTTGGTTGGCGAATAAGACATGCTACAATTTTGTATGGATATCATGGATAATTGTGTTTTATTTGCTTTTCAATATCGTGAATTCATTAGATAACATAATCAATCCTTCAAAAAGAGAACAAGTTCAAAAAGATATCGATGTTATCATAAATGAATCATCGTCATCTCAATAACTATTTTATCACGCTATATTATAAAGAAAAATGCAGTCCAACGCCGCGGTTTGCCCTCTTGCTTCGGTGATTTTGACCCTTGTGGTTATTATCAATATTTTGGATATTTATTTAGTAGGATTTCAATTCGGAATTATATTCGCCAACGTGATTATTTCTTTGTTCTTCGTTTGGTTGGCAAATAAGACATGTGACAAGTATCAGTGGGTGTCCTGGATAATCACCGCTTACTTCGTGCTTTCGATCATTGGTGCGATGGCGATTTTGACTGACCCCGCACGATACCAGCAGAATGCGTCGGCACCCGCGACGGCCAACGGAAAGAAAAAGGTTCATTTCAAGGAATAAAATAGAACAATTTAATCGCGAAGTTAAAGACGTAAGTGATTACTCATCCTGATTCATCCGCACACGAATCGTGAAATCAATCCGTGCGTGTCGAAGAAACATATACAATCCAATAAAGTTCATCGAAATAAGTAATACTCGGTAATCCATCGAAACAATCGAATGAAGGAGGGCATAAAGCCCGATATTTGTTTGAAACCAGTTGTAAATGATAAAAGCGACCCAGACGTAGAAAGGCGAAGCATGGTTGATGTTGGCGTTCATCGTTGCGGTAATAGAGTTGATGGTTCGTATAAAAACATATAATTATGATTCAATTTTTTACTACTACGGTATAAAATTGAAATAAAAGAAAAGAGGTAAGGTATTCCACAGACAAACCGCAGAAATGAGAAAATTCAAGATTGTAAAGCGAACGCCGGTACCCGCACCCGCCACACCCGTAATACACGATATGTCATTCCGTCTCATCGACTTCAACGTATATGACTGTATTCCTGATACAAATACGCACTCATCCGCATCAGAAAATGACAGCAGTTCTGTGGCTTCGTCTGGTTCGGGCGGTGGCGGCGGCGGTGGTCATGCTCACGCCCGCACAAATATCGACGCCAACGAATTCCGTATCCAGATGTTTGGAATCAACGAACAAGGCGAAACCTGCTCCATCTTCGTGGATGATTACCACCCCTTCTTCTATATCAAAGTCGCCGACCACTGGACCAACGCCACGAAATCCGCGTTCATCCGTGACATCAAAAAGAATTTAAAGAGCCGTTACTACGAAAACAGCATACTCACCGAAAAATGCGAAATTGTCGAGAAGCGCAAACTCTACGGTTTCGACGGGGGAAAGAATCACAAGTTTGTCCTCCTTGTATTTAAAAATACGACGGTGATGAATCGCGTGAAGAACTTGTGGTATTGCGACATCTTTACTCCACGTGATGGAAAGACGCGTATTCTTAAACCGGATGGATATATTTTCGAAGACGCAAAAACAAAGACGAAGACGAATACGTATATCTACGAAGCCAATATCCCGCCCATCCTGCGTTTCTTCCATATCCAGAAAATCAGTCCCTCTGGATGGGTCACCTTCTCCACGAAGAAGACGCGCCTCATCGAGAAATTTACGACGACATGCCAGTATGAATACCGCTTGTCATTTGAAGACATCATCCCGCAGAATGAAAAAGAGACCGTAGTTCCCTACAAAATATGTAGTTTTGATATTGAAGCCAGCAGCAGTCATGGCGACTTTCCGATTCCTGTCAAATCATACAAGAAGCTCGCGACGAATATCGTGGATGCTGTAATCGCGAAGAACGTTGCCGGAACCGACGAAATCACCGACGATGAAGTGACTCATATTATTTATACCGCATTTCAGTATTCATATCAAGGCCGCGCTGCTTATCCAGGTATCGAAACCATCTATCCGAAACGCCGACCCAAAGAGGCGGATATGGCGAGGTTGTGTCGGCTCGTATTATCGAAAGAATTGCGGCATTTAATCAAACAGGAGGTCGTAGCACAAGAAAACACGATTGAACAGATCTTCCTTCAAATGGCGGCAACTGCGAAAGCGGAAGCGGCGAAAGCATTAGAAGCAAAGACATCGGGAGGTGCCAACGATGACAGCGACGGCGATAGCGACGGCGATAGCGACGGCGACAACGGCGGCGGCGGCGGTGAGGACGCGTATGAATCTGTCAAATCAAAGTCGGCCACCATCGCCACCACCGCCGACCTTTCCGTCAAACTCGTCACCTTAATCAATAACCCCAAACACACACGTGAAGATCGAATCAAAATCGTGAGCGATACGCTGGGATCCATCTTTCCCAAAGTCGAAGGCGACAAAGTAACATTCATCGGTTCAACCTTTGTGAAATATGGTCAAAACAATAACCGTCCCTACCTGAATAACTGTATCGTTCTCGATACATGCGACCACCTCAACGACGAAGTGCCGAATTCTGAGATCGAATCTTATACTACGGAAGCGGATGTGCTTGTTGCTTGGACGCGCCTGATTCAAAAAGAGAACCCCGATATTATTATTGGTTACAATATATTCGGTTTTGATTATCAGTTCATGTTTCGCCGCGCGGTGGAGACCGGATGCTACGAAGAGTTCCTGAAATTGTCACGTAACCAAGGCGAACTGTGTGCGAATGCGGGAGGTGGAGGTGGAGGTGGAGGTGCGGGCGGCGGCGGGTTCGTGAATCCGAATACCGAAATCACCGCGGATAATGTCGCAATCGAGCAAACCAAAATTGCTCTTGCGAGCGGACAATATGACCTTCACTATATCAAAATGACCGGTCGGCTTCAAGTCGATGTGTATAACTACTTGCGCCGCGATTTCAATCTCTCGTCGTATAAGTTGGATGATGTATCAAGTTATTTCATCGGCGACGCGGTGAAGAGTGTGGAATACGACCCTGCCACGGATACGACCCGTGTCACCTCCGGGAATCTCCTCGGTCTTGAAGTCGGGAATTTCGTAAAGTTCGAGCAGACGAACCATTCTACTGACCTTTATAAAGATGGACACAAATTCAAGGTCGTCGCGATACCTGGCGGTGGCGGCGGCGGCTTCATCGTCGAAGGCTCAGCGACACCGGATATGAAGATGATGGTGCGTTGGGGTCTCGCAAAAGATGATGTATCACCGCAAGATATTTTCCGCATGACGAATGAAGGACCGAAACAACGCGCGGTCATCGCGAAATACTGTATTCAGGATTGTAACCTCGTCCATCATTTGATGAACAAAATTGATATTATTACGGGCTACACAGAGATGGCGAAGATTTGTAGCGTTCCGATTAGTTTCCTCGTGATGCGCGGCCAAGGAATTAAACTGACGAGTTATGTCGCGATGAAGTGTCGCGAGAAGAATACATTAATGCCAGTTATCGACAAAGACCGCAGCGAGTCCGGATATGAAGGCGCGATTGTTCTGCCACCCAAATGCGGACTTTACCTCGATAATCCAGTCGCATGTAATGACTATTCGTCGCTGTATCCGTCATCGATGATTAGCGAAAATCTGTCACATGATAGTAAGGTATGGACGAAAGAATACGACTTAGACGGCGAGCTTATCCGCGAGACGGGTGAGCAATGCTACGATAACCTCCCCGGATACAAATATGTGGATATTACGTATGACATGTATCGATGGACGCGACCGAAATCCGCGAAGAAGACCGCCGCAGCCGCCGTGAAAGTGAAATGCGGAACAAAAGTGTGTCGATTTGCGCAATTCCCGGAAGGTGAGAAGGGAATCATGCCTGCGATTTTGGAAGAACTGCTACTTGCGCGTAAGACAACACGCAAGCTTGCCGAAAAGCAGACCGACGCATTCATGGCGAATATTTTAGACAAGCGACAGCTCGGTTATAAGGTGACTGCGAATTCATTATACGGACAGTGTGGTGCGAAGACAAGCACATTTTATGAAGTAGATGTTGCCGCTTCCACAACCGCAACCGGACGCAAACTCCTGACCTACGCGCGTCGTGTTGTCGAAGAGGCTTATGGGGATATCCTCCTTCCAACATCACACCCGAAATATCCCATCGTCCATTCGAAGGCAGAGTATATCTACGGCGACACAGATAGTGTATTCTTCACATTCAACCTCGCTACACCTGATGGCGTACCCATTCGCGGAAAAGATGCGATTGAAATCACGATTGAGCTCGCAAAACAGGTTGGCGATTATTCATCGAAGTTCTTGAAAGGTCCTCATGCGTGGGTCTATGAAAAAACGATTTGTCCATTTGCCCTCTTGCGCAAGAAGGGATATGTCGGGGTGTATTATGAGCAGAATCCGAATAAGGGCAAACTGAAGAGTATGGGGATTGTGCTGAAACGCCGCGATAATGCGCCCATTGTAAAGGAGATTTATGGCGGTATCATCGATATTCTGATGAAGGAGCAAAATGTGGATCGTGCCATCGCGTTTCTGCGCGAGAAGCTTCAATACATGATTGACCAGAAATGTCCGATCGAAAAACTTATCATCACCAAGTCATTACGGTCGGATTATAAAAACCCACAGCAGATTGCGCACAAGGTTCTCGCAGACCGAATGGGTGTGCGCGATCCAGGCAATAAACCAAATACAGGCGATCGTATTCCGTATGCGTATATTCACAACGATACGAAAGGCGCGCTTCAAGGCGACAAGATAGAGCACCCCGATTATATTCACGCGAAGAAACTTCAGCTCAATTATTCATTCTATATTACAAATCAAATTATGAAACCGGTTCAACAACTCTTTGCGCTGGTATTGGAACAGTTGCCGGCATTTCAGAAAAAGAAGGGACGATTCTTGGACGCGGTTGAGACAGTAGCATCAACAATCGATGACCTGGTCAAGCGGGAGAAGAAAATAACAGAGATGCGACACAAAGAGGTGAAATCTCTGTTGTTCGATGAGTTCTTGGTGAAAGCCGATAATTTGAATAAAGGGAATAGGGCGATTACGGACTGGTTTGGCGGTGGAAAGCGTGGAAAATGAATTCATGTATCAACACGCATTCACGTATCAACACGCATTCATTTTTAATCCACTTCCATAATGTCGTCGTCGTGATTATTATTGTTATTGCTGTTATTTCTGTTATTGCTGTTATTGCTGTTATTTCTATCTCCGTTGTTCGTCATCATATTCGTAACCATATTGATAAGATTGCGGTACATTTCATCATTATTGTTATTATTTACATTCGGCGGTAAATCATAGGAAAATGTAACATGGTCTTGGTCGGCGCTATCGATTGAGATATTTCTGGGAATAGGCGGAGGCGGATGCGAATGCGCATGTGTAGGTTCTTGAAGTGAAGGCGGTCGATATTCTCGAATATCTCTCCGACACATCGGACATGTTGAATGATATGCCAACCATTCTCTCAAACTCGCGCGATTAAAGATGTGATTACACCCACGTATCATCGTGATTTCACTTTCATCGTTGAACTCGTCACGTGATATTGGGCATGTCGCATTCACCGGCGACAAAATATGAGAAAAAACAGTATCCAACGTTGCGCGGTTGATTTGTTCATTCGTTGGAGGACCATCTGCGCGCGAGTGACTACCTGCGCCTACAATCGTTTCATTCGGAATTGTATAAAGCATCGAAAATAGGTTGTTATTTCGCTGTTGGCGGGCATTTTCAGTAGCAATATAACGAGATAGTAATAGAGGCAACATATTTCCGGTTTGTTGAGCAGGTATTTCGTTCGATTGAGTCGGCGCGGGCATGGGACTGGTCGCTGTCGCTGTCGCTGTCGCTGTCGCTGTCGCTGTCGGCGCTCCTGCCGCATGAGACCGTATCATGAATGACCTACGCAATTCTCTACGATAGAGGTCTTCTGATTGATGATAATAATAGGTTTGTCTTGCCACCGCTCTCGTTATATTCTCTCGCAACGTCATTTCCATACGTGTAAAAAGTGTATTTGAATTCACGATAAAATCATTATACCTTTGTATAAGCGAGGTATATTCATCCATATATAACTGTTCATCTTCAACCGCGTTATAATACTGGTTCAAGTTGAATCTCTCGTGATGGTCCATGTCAGGAGGAGTGTCATTTGTATCAGCATGACGTTCATCTGTCACATAAATACGTCCGCGGTCGTATCGTCGATTTGTAAAGTTGTTTGATGCGTCCCAAGCCTCCATAATATACGATACGATACAATCAATACATATATGTTCGGTTTAGTTTCTATATCGGTTTCCATCGTGATACAAATGCCACTTAAACATATTTTTGTATTACTTTATAAAGAACCTTTTTGGATTCCATTTCATTTCATTTCATTCCATGAGCCAACGATTTCCCGATTTTGTGAATAGGGGTATCACCGGACTCATGAATATGGGAAATACATGTTTCGTGAATTCATGTCTTCAAGCGCTTTCCCATACGTATGAGTTGAACCGGTTTTTAAACGATGAAAAATACAAGAAACGACTTACAAATAAGCCCGACGCAGTTTTATTGAGTGAATGGGATAAACTGAGAACACTCATGTGGAGCGAGAATTGTATCGTATCGCCGGGCGGATTTATTGCCACGATGAAGCAGATTGCGCGTCTAAAAAATCAAGAAATATTCACACAATACGCACAAAACGATGTTCAAGAGTTCCTTGTTTTCATGTTGGACGCGTTTCACATGGCTCTCTCGAGAGAAGTGAATATGACCATAACCGGGAGCGTGAATAATGACAAGGATGTCGTCGGTCGTAAATGTTATGAAATGATGCGGCAAATGTATTCGAAGAATTACTCTGAAATGCTGAATCTATTTTACGGCATACAAATGTCGGTAATTACAGATTTGAACGACGCATCAAAGATATTAAGTATATCACCGGAACCATTTTCGATTATATCACTTTCGATACCCATCGTTCAAATTCCAGACTCTGGAAAAACGCGTATTCCGTCGCTGCACGACTGTTTTAGTCATTATTGTAATGGCGAAGTCCTAGATGGCGAAAATGCGTGGTTTAATGACACGACAAAAAAGTATCAAAATGTCAAGCGCGGTATGATGTATTGGAGTCTGCCGAATATTATGATTATTGATTTGAAGCGTGTTCAATATACGGAGCGTGGAGCCGAGAAAGTGACGATACCCGTTGAGATTCCATTAAAAAACCTGAATTTGAGTTCATTCGTGAATGGATATAAGCGCGATACTTACATCTATGACTTATACGCGATCTGTAACCATCACGGAAGTTTTAGTAAAAATGGACACTATACAGCAACGATATGCACTGCCGACGATACTTGGTATATGTTTAACGACGAGAATGTGAAAAAGGTGGAATTTACAAACGAAACGATTACAAGTAATTTGCCATATTGCTTGTTTTATAGAAAACAACAAAATAAAACGCAGTAACAGGAATACATTATTATACGAATAGTATATAGTAATAGTAATTCATTCATGTCGGCACCTTTATCAAAACATACACAACCTTCTATGAAACCAGCGTCGTCATCGACATCGGCCACAGACCCAACCGATGCTTCGGGCGACGCAGTCCGCGCAGGTCTTCACGAAGTCAGTAGTATCTTCAGCTGGATCGATGGTAATATCGATAAATACATCAACATGCGTGTGGTTATTTTAATATGCGTAGCGCTATTCATGGTATATTTTGTCACGAATGCATTAGCAGGAGGCAATTCTGAGAATGACACACAGGAAGCAACGTTATTCGCCAACATCTCGATTCTTGAGATATTTTTATGGGCGATTTTTATTGTGATCGTCGTAATTAACGGGTTCCAGTATTTCTTCAATACGAATATCACGACTGAAATATCGAATTTGCTTTCTACCAAACCCGAAATTGTAATCTCTCAAACTGTGCCGGCCGAACCCGATGCGGTGGGGGGAGATTTAGGAACTGGACCATCTCTCAAAATGCGCAAACAGGTATTCCATATTCCGGCAAATATCTACGACTATGAGAATGCGAAAGCGTTATGTCAAGCGTATGGTGCGAATTTGGCCAACATCGACCAAATGGAAGAAGCGCATAAATCCGGCGCCGAATGGTGTTCCTATGGCTGGTCGGATAACCAGATGATACTTTACCCGACACAGAAATCCACGTGGGAAGAGTTACAGAAAAGCACCGACCCTACGAAGAAGAATAGTTGCGGGCGTCCCGGTATCAACGGCGGCTACATGAGCAACGCTGCCATGAAGGTGGGTGTGAATTGTTATGGCGACAAACCTGAAATCAATCCTGCGTCGTCGAAATTGATGGCGAGTATTCAGAACTACGAAGCGGGGAAGATGTTGGACCCACTTCATGAGGCACGTGTTCAGGAGATGAAGAATAAAATCAACGATGTCGTGATTGCTCCGTTCAATAAGAGTGCATGGTCGTTGTTGTGATGGTTCCAGAGTTGTAATTTCATTCTATGAATGAATGTAAATAATCTCTCGGTAAGGTTATTTACACTCCATTACTCATTCCATATACGAACGAGCTTTTTTCGTGGTATTGGTCTTCTTTTTATTCGAATGCTGCCGGTGTCGTCGTGTTTTTACATCATGTTGAACACGCTCGCTTGGTGTAACGAGTTCCAATAATCGGTCGAATATATCTTTTGGGACAGGTTTTCTACGGTCGGTGTCGCTGTCACTGTCGCTATCGCTGTCGGTATCGGAGTCGTTGTCGTCGTGTTCTTTGTGTGGTTTCTTCGAGTCTGCTTCTACTTCCGCGAGTTCAAATGCGTAATTGCGAGGGCGAAATAATGCCGGCATCATAAACAACCCAGCAGGAACTGCTAAATCACGGAATAAATCGCTGAATTTTTCGGGAATGAAATGCTGGTCAGCTCCGCCATCGCCACCGCCACCGCCACGTTGGTTCTCAGTGTCATCGAGAGAAACAAATAGCGGCATCTTATGCTGGTATAATAAATTATTCACTTGATACCCCCCGCCAATCATATTTCCATCTTTGTCTTGGTGAAGCGTCAAATGCTGGTCGGGATTAAAATACTGTTTTACTTCTGTTTTCATTTGTATTCCGATTATGTTGCTGTCTTTATAATGTAATGATGCTCTTATACTATCATTAGATTATGATTTCGCGGGTTATAACGCTTCTTCATTCTGTTACTCGTCGCTGTCATCGTCGGCTGCGGTATCGCCATCAGCTCCACCTTTCGTCTTCTTATCATAAACCCTCTTAATTTCCATGGACGTTTTCGTCTCTCGATTCTTCTTAATATACGCCATGATTTGCTCCACCTGTTTGCCGTTTGTAATCAAATCGGAGAGACATTTTTCAATATACGTCAGCGTGAGTGGTGCTGTTGTTTTCGACTGAACAAACCGAAGCTTCCCGTCGGAAATATTCACGGTTGCCTTCCCGAGTTGTTTTTCTTCGATGATTTCAAGTATTTCATCGTTGATGACCGATTTTTCGGTTCGAATATCACGAACTTCATCTGCTGTTGATTTGATTTTGTTATCAAGTTCGACCCATCGTTTGATTTTCAATTCGAGTGTGGGTGGTGTAGTTGATGCCGCCGCCGCCGCTGACGAAGAATGAGTAACGGTCATGATGCTGGTAGGATTCATTCGTAGTCGTAGTCGTAGTCGTAGTCGTAGTCGTAGTCGTAGTCGTAATTGTAGCCGTAGAGGATATAACTATATATGAAATATGTTTATATCTTCTTGGGTATGTTATCATTATAATTCAATTATCGAAGTTTCACCTGCGACGACGAGTGCGACGAGAACCGCGGCGAAAATCGACGAAACGGCCGAGCGAACGATTTCCGGATCTACGGGATTGAAGCGCCTTCTGTCCTAAATAAAGACCGAGAGGAACCAACGCGGTTTCAACGGCGGTCATTAATCCGGGAAGCATACCACCCTTCTGGTTCTTGCTTTGGGACTGGGACTGAGACTGAGACTGGCGACTGCCGCCGCACTTTCCACGGCGTTTCTTGCCACCAACAATAGGCGAGCCCTTCAAAGAAGAATAAGCTTCAGCACCAGCGATTGCGCCAGCAAGAGCACCACCGGTCATAGCAACCTTCATCTCGGGAGCAGCGGCGGCGGCAGCATCAGCGGGAGGAGCACCGCCAGTAGTTAATTCGGAACCTTGAAGCGCACTTCCACCACTCTGTGTGCTCTCCTGAGAAGAAGACATATTATTCAGAAGCTGCTGGGCAATCTTACCGGCTTGCTGAAGTGTTTCTTGAGAGATTTGAGGAGCACCTTCACCGCCAACTTGGCTTTGGCTCTGGCTCTGGCTCTGGCTCTGGCTCTCGCTCTGGCTCTGGCTCTGGTTCTGGCTCTCGCTCTGGCTCTGGCTCTGGCTTGAACGTTTAGAACGTTGGCGTCTGGAAAATGATTTACGAGGCATATGCGAATGTTTATATACTAGATATAGAAATAATTTACTAACAATATGTATAAAAATTAAATGAAGGTTATTCCCGTTCTTTTGCTTGGCCTATTATTTGCGTTCGACGCCGCCGACGCACATCCGATTCTTGCGTTGAGCCCGAAGAACAAAACTTTCGCCGTCGATACTCACGCCGCCACTCACCCCAAATCCGTCGTGGAAGGGAAGAACCCCTTAGAATGCGACGCATGCATGTTTTTAGCGAATGGCTTAAATCAAACCATCATACATAATCCTAAGGTTGTTTCTTTTGTTACCGCCGACATCGAACAAATCTGCAAGATCATGCCGTCAAACGTCCAACAGTTGTGTCTTAGTGCCGCAGAACAAGAAGTTCCAAATTTGCTAAATCAACTCGGCAATTTTATTGCGACAGAAGGATGTTCTGATTTAGGAATATGTCATACGTAATCTCTCCGTAATAATTTTATTGCGTCATACTAATTCGTTTTATCGTATTACGCAGTACCTGCTCACATTCCATGGACGTTTTTCAAGCAAATGATTCATTCCAGTTTAATAAGTTACAGTTATCACCACCACAGCATATTATAGGCGGGTCATACCTCACACGTTACTCGTACTGTAACAACAAACAACCACTTTATATCCAAACAACGAAAACACTTTCAAAGCAGGGTATTGTAGTCAGCGGTAAGAAGGCACATATCGATTTGGTATTGACAAGCACCGACGCCGACACCGAACTCCTCGAATGGATGACAAGTTTAGAAAAACGGTCCGTTGAGTTACTCTATGAAAAGAGGCATATATGGTTCACACAAGAATTAGACCAAACCGATATCGAAAATTCTCTCGCGTCACCGTTTCGGGCTTATAAGAACGGCAACTATCTATTACGCGTGAATTTAGAGCCAAGTCGTAATATTACAGCGAATGTTCCGCCATTTTTATGCAAGGTATTTGATGAACATAAGAAGGCGACAACAGTAGATTATGTTAAGGCTGAACATTCCATTATTTCGATAGTTGAATTTCAAGGTATCAAATTTACGTCACGTAACTTTCAGATTGAGTTATTATTACGCCAAGTGTTAGTAATAGAGGATGTTCCTTTGTTTGAAACATGTTTAATTCGCGATGACGCACCTTCAAATGCAGTTAATGTGAGTCACTCAGCAATTCCGAAACGCGAACACACGCCTGAGCCCAAGCCCGAACCCGAGCCCGAGCCCGAGCCCGAACGCGATCCTGAGCCTGAACAAAACAAAGATTTAGGCTTAGTTGAACAAGACGAAACCGAAAAATATACTAGTCCTCAGCCATTAAAACATTTTGAATACACAGAAGTGGATATCGATTTTAAAAATATACCCGATGTAATCGATGTAAATGAACCGGTATTCGACGTTCCTTCGTCTTCTTCTGCTACGGCCGCGGCGTCTATACCTAAGCCGATTACATTAAAAAAACACAAGGATGTTCTTTACGAAATGTATAAAATCGCCAAACATAAAGCATGTGAAATGAAAAGGGCTGCGATGCGCGCATATTTAGAAGCAAAAGAAATCAAAGCAAAATATCTATTGGATGATTTAGATGATTTAGATTCAGAAAGTTCCGACGATGACACCAAGAATTGATATCGAATACATTATTTTATCATTTATTTTATATACAATTAAATTATAAGAATGAGTTTTTTGTCTGATTTAGAGAAAACACTTCGTGCGAATCACATCCTTGTGATTTTAGGTGCGATTGTTCTTGTATATGCCGTTTATACCTATTCCGACCAAAAGTTCGTTGTCCCCCACGAACCCCTTCAGGGTGAGGCAAATGGCCGCCCGAATGCTCCCGTTGTCGGAGGTCAGCAGGCAGCTCCTGTAAGCTCTACCGGCGCCAACGGTTTTTCTGCTGTTGATGCGATGACCGGTCAGGGTGCCGCTCTTACCGGCGGTGCCAATCTTCCTGTCGCCAACCCGTCCGATCTTCTTCCCCGTGACAGCAACAATCAGTGGGGCAGCCTGAACCCTTCTGGCAGCGGCGACCTTCTTGGCCAGAATCTTCTTTCCGCTACTTTCTTGACGGGTATCGACACCATCGGCAACACCATGAAGAATGCTAACCTTCAGTTGCGTTCTGAGCCCCCCAATCCTCAGTTGAATGTTGGTCCTTGGAACCAGAGCACCTTTGCTCCTGACCTGATGCGCACTCCTTTGGAGTTGGGTTGCGGTGCTCAGTAAGCGTCGTCTCGTTCGGCCGCGTGCCACCGTCGCGTGTAAATATTATGTAAGATTTGGTATAAATATTACATAATATAATTGTGGTTGAATACGAACGCGCAATAATCGGTGGCACGCGGCCGAACGCGCAATAATCGGTGGCACGCGGCCGAACGCGCAGATGTAATATTATGTAACAATATACATATATACATTCAACCCGGTTGTGTGCGGCCGAACGCACAGATGTCCATTCTCTCGACACTTCTATTTGTAATCGTGGTCTTGATACTTTCTGTGGTCATCATCCAAAACGTTATCGTTCCTGCTGTCGTGAATTACCAGCATGGCGTCTTCATGAGTCCCGATTTCACGATCGGTAAGAGTCATATTCAAGGTCTCGGATTATTCACGAAGCGCGCCCGCGTAAAAGGCGAGAGATTATTCGTTGCGATCAACCCGGATGAAACCGTAACGCCAATCGGAGGTAAAATTAACCACTGTCCAGGAAAAGACCGCGACGGGTTCGTTCCACCTCGGTCGGTGTTACCCAATACATATCTCTCGACAACACCAGATAAAACCACCGGAGAATGGTGGATTATTGCCGCACGCGATATCGACGCAGGTGAAGAGCTTACCGTAGATTATACGCACACACCCGACTTTATCAGCAAACCGAACCCGAACTGGCGTTGTCCTATCGAGTAATGGAGTAATCTCTCGGATATACAAAAACAAACACACAAAAAAACAAACACACAAAAAAACAAACACACAAAAAAACAAACGCACAAACAAAACCATAAGAATGAAAATCTTCGGAATCGACCTCTGCCGTTACAAAGATATCTTCGGTCGTCCGAGAGAAGGCGCACATGCTTACCGTTTGTTCGATATTGCGGTCGTTGATGTCGTAGCGACGGTCCTTCTTGCGTTCGTCATCTCTCGCGCATTCAGTCTTTCAGTCTGTAAATCTCTCGTCGCGCTCTTCATCATCGGGATTATCGCCCACCGCGCTTTCTGCGTAAGAACAACAGTAGATAAGTTGGTGTTTCCGAATGTAAAAAAGTAACGAACTCAGAATGACAAGATGAAACAATCCACGATAAAACTTATTCTCTCGTTATATAAATACAAACGTGAATATATTGTTCGTATTTATATAATACCAACGTGATGTTCAAAACAAGTGTTTTCGGATATATTATTATTATTTTTATTATTGTGGTTTGCCTGAAAATCTACCAAGAGTCAGACGCGTTTCAGTTGAAGTGTATTGTTTCAAAAGTGGATGGGAATAAATATTGTGTGCGCGAACGTGCGAAACTAGAATTGGCTGCCGACCTTCTTGCCACCGTCACTGAGAAAATGAAGAAGGTCGTAAAACATATGGGGGATACTTACCCCGACCGAGAGAATGTAAAACGTTTAGTGAAAAACTTCCGGCCTGAAAAAGTAAGCGAGACGTTGCCAACGAGTGAATACACCGCATATAGTGAGAACAAAGGAGAGAAGCTCGCGTTTTGCGTGAATACGACGAAGAAGGGCAATAAACTCATCGATGAAAATACGCTGACATTCGTCGCGCTACATGAGCTGAGTCACATTATGACGGAGAGCGTAGGACACAAAGATGAATTTTGGAATAATTTCCGGTTCCTGATTGACGAAGCACAGAAAATCAAGGTGTATCACCCGGAGGATTATAAACTCCGGCCGAAGGAATATTGCGGAATGACGATTAATGATAATCCGCACTTCGACAACTAACGCGTTCCGCCGCGTGCCACGGGTGGGGGGTAGATGGGAATCGCATCAGTCACGCGTCGGAATCGCATTGAACCCGTGGCACGCAGCGGAACGCGCTTTACGGTGGTGTGCGGCCGGACGCACCGCGTTAGATCTCCATCAGTAATGACGCATGAAGAAATATCGTATTGGGAGTTCGTCGTTCTTTTATCGCGATAATATCTGCCGGTCGCGTGACCTGGGATACAATCTCTCGTTCCACCTCCTTGATGCGATATAAATAGTTGCTTCGCGGTCCTTCCGCAAAGAATGAAATGTATTCAGGAATGCTTTTTTCGTCAGTCCAGCACCAAATCGCGCGATGGTGTATTTCGCGGTCTCGACGTAACATCCATTCTTCAACGCTACTGTATTGATAGGTCAAAGGAAATGCGGCATCATGTTCGTATGTTTCATCCACGAATGTGACATATATATCTTCAATCGGGAATAACATGTCTCCGTTGGTGCTATTCCCGTTCGATGACGGTGTAAGAACTTGTTCGTAGATGGACGCACCACCAATAAACCATACCACGTCATAATTCATCGCGAACTTATGAACATCAGGTAATGTTTTTACGAAAATAACTCCGGGTTTGTGTTCTTCTGTATCAAAATCATGTCTCGCTGAAACCACAATATTGTCGCGAAACGGCAAAGGTTGATAATCCGCGGGTATGCTTTCCCATGTTTTCCGCCCCATGACCACCGCGCTATTATACGGAAATACATCGGATCGCGTCATATGCGAAAAAAACCGGAGATCTCGCTCGATTTTAGGCCATGGAAGCGTTCCTTCAAACCCGATACCTCCGCCACGGCAAAGAGCGACAATCATTTTGAAAACTGGAATGCGTTCGGAGTGGGACATTATAACAACTATTTATCATTATGTATTGTAATCTGTTTATTATGATATTCGTGAATGCGTATATAAATAACTAATAAAGTATAATCTTCTTATCATATAATAGTAACATCTGGAATGGAAAACGTCGCATCAGATATTCCTATTTATAAAATATATCATATACGCTCACCGGATGTAAGCAAGCCAGCCGTTGATGTGGAAAGCGAGGCGGGGTCGGCAGCAGCGGCAGGGCCGGCGCTTTCCCCTGAGTATAACGTAATCTATGTGTTTTATGGCAACGTAGAATTCATGGCCGACGAAGGTAGAGTCGTGAATATCAATGACGTCTTTTTACAAGAGCCAGAAAATCCGCACTTTCAAAGAATATTTAGTGATTACGAGTTATCGGTCATTCATCAAAATGATGTAAAGGTCGTCTTTCTTCCCGAGAGAATTTACCCGGATGACTCCATCGAAACCATTAAAAAGAAGTTTCTCTATCTGACGCGTGACAAAGTCGGCCTCTCCTACGCAGAGCTGTATTTCTTTTGTAAGCAGGCAAAGCAGATTACGACTCAGATGGCCTACGACCAAATTACATCAAATGGAAAACTCGAACTCACTCCAATACGAGTCCAGAATTATTTATTGAACATAGATAACCTTACAAAAGGCGCAGAGCTTGGTGCTCCGGTGGAAGGGCGATATAGTTATACGAATATCGCCAATCTCAGGCTAGAAGATATCCCGCGTATTGTAAATATCGCATTAGGCCAGAGTATGAATATAGGCGATGCTTATGACTATCCTTATCCTGCGAATCCGTTTGACGCCGAACATGCCGATTCGTTTTTAGAAATACACGCGAGTGAGCTTGTAAATACAACGAATAAAATGGTCTTGATTGACTATGGAATTTTTATCGACAACGCAATCTACATGGTTTCAGCGGAAGATGCGCTCAACAACGCAAAGAAAAGCCAGTTGGGTGCGCAAGAGGCACGGGGTAGCGTGGGTGCCGCATTCGGAAAACCAATCTACGAGTCTTACATCGTCTCATTATACTATCCGTATCTCTCCTCATTCCATGATAATACACCACGAACATCTCTCGAAAAAGGTTCGGCGGAAGCTGCCGGAGAGACCGACTTAACCACCATTCATTCACACGATACACTCATGTTTCATCGAGAGAAGTTATTTGACGCGGACAAGAGAATCCTCAACGAGAAATTCATGCGCCAGACCGCCAATATCAAGCTTCTGTATGACATTTACGAGGGACGCACTGTCGAACACAACTACATCGATAATGGGATTCGGGGCGTCGAATTCATGATACATCCTGAAACATCTTACAATCAATCTCTCGACGCCATTTTTAAACTCATCCACTGCTCTGAGTCCATTCCGTATATCAAGCATAATCCAGGAAAGAAACGTGATAATATCTACAAGTTGTTTATATCTGGCATTAGTCGAAGCAGGCGTAAAATACCGTACCTTCCAAAAGGCGATATTTTTCGGTTGATTAAAACCACATCACGCAAAAAAAGTGTAAGTATCTATATCAACTATGTTTATTCGAACCCGGATATACCAGACCATAAAGCAACGCATTTACAAATTCCGGTTCTATGTGAGTTTTATCCCAAAGGGTCCATCTATGTAAAATTATTCGCCAAGTATTCATTCACAACAACCGAAATCGAACAAATTATTATTGCCACAGTAAATCCGGTTCTGCGTGTAATCAAGGAACATGTTGAGCAGGGCGGGTTTGAGATGAATCTATTCTCTCGACTCTATCATCCACAAATCGAAATAATTAACTTGGAACATTTCGCGCAACTGCCCATCACACGAAATATCGAAATAAAACAGATGATTAAGTGTATTTCAAGTGCGTTTAATGAAGTGGAAGGTAGTTTAAAGAAAGGTATCGTGCTCCGTTATAAACGTGTTAGTAACTATAACGATATGTCTAGTCAGGATGCGTATATCATCGAAATGATGAACAAGCGGCAAAGTGACAGAGATATTATAGAAGGGTTGAGAGATAATTATGGCGTGAATGAGCAAGAAGCGAGAACTAAGCTGGCCGCGTTTTTATCCTCTGTTCAAACCCAACAAATGGCTCGGTTTCGTGGAGGTGCGATTCGTATCAAAAACAATCCCGGGTTTCTCACCAAAATCACGAAGGGTGCGTTCAATAGCATCATTACAATCGAGATTACAAATATCAATAATATACTATATTTAACACCGTTACATGCGTATATTGATTCGATTATTCGTATTTATCAAAACCCGAGCACCACGAATATTTCGTATGAAAAAATATCGGAGTTGTGTGCGAATGCTGCTGCTGCCCCCGCAAGAATGCCGTCGGCGCCTCTTCAATCACTCGATCCTTCGCAGTCGAATGAACCCACCGAACCATCGACGACTGCTGAGAGATTTGCCATGGAATCAAGACCTCAACCCGTTGGTGATATCGTGAGCAGTGACAAAGAAGAACCAATCGACCTCATGACAGAAATTGTCCCTGTGATAAAAAAACCCGCGCCGGCATCGGCGGCGGCATCAGTTGCGGCCTCGGCAGCTCCTGAACCAGTTTTCGGTTTTGAAATAGAAGCACCACCTAAAAATGAAGAAGAGGTAGATTTATTTGATTTACTACAAGACGACGACGATGATGATGACGACGCAGGAGACAGTGCACCGAACAGCGCACAAGGAGGCGGCGGAGGTGCTGCTGCTGGAAAACCGAAATCCGCCGCTGCTACTGCCGACAAGCCCGAATCCGAAGGAGAAGAAGAAGACCTTTCGGATATAACAGGGATGGAATTGGCGAATCCGAACCCATTTTCGAAACGAATTCAAGAACGCGACCCGGTGATCCATTTGAATGAAGATGTGGGTAAATTCAACGCATATTCGCGAAGTTGTCCATGGAATGTGAGACGCCAACCGGTGATATTAACGAGTGAAGAAAAAGCCCGTATTGACCGAGAACATCCTGGTTCATATACACACAGTATTACGTATGGTTCTGACGCAAGCAAGCCATATCATTATATATGCCCACGATACTGGAGTTTAAAACACAATACTAGTTTAACAGAAGAAGAAGTGAAGTCTGGCAAATATGGAGCAGTTATTCCTCAAAAGGCGAAAAAAATACCAGCAGGTGCGAATATATTTGAATTCACCGATGACAAATATCACGTGGATGAAAAGGGGAATTACAAGCAACACTATCCGGGATTTTTGAAGAAGGATGCTCATCCGAAAGGATTATGCGTTCCTTGTTGTTTTGCGCAGTGGGATAAACCAGCACAGACTGCGAGACGACAAGAATGTGAAGCGAAGCAATTTGAGGCGGTAAAACTAACCACACGAAAGTCAGATGCGGTTTCATCAAGTGCGGCATCAGCAGCGGCGGCGGAGGACGCAACGGCAGCAGGAGCGGGTGGTAGTGATGAAGTTCCGTCTATTTCAGCAACTCCCGGTGCCGCCGCCGCCGCTGCCGACGAAACTCCTCGTGTTCCTCACGTGATGTTATTTCAAGAAGAACCCGTAAAAATAAATGAAATGAAGGATGACCGTATTCTCAGCGCCGACAAGTTTCCTCTTGAAAATGGCCGTTTCGGATATTTGCCCACACAGCTCCAAAAGTTTTTATTCACAGATAGTCGTAACTGTCAAGTAAGTCTAAAAAATGCGGCGATAAAAAAAGACACACCGTGTCTCATACGACGTGGTGTTGAAACCAACGAACGGCAGTCATTTGTATCTGCGATTGCGTATTATTATAAGGAGAGCATAAGCACTAAAAAAACAACGGCTACACTCGCGACTGGTGTGCCAGTTGGTGCGTCATTCGGAGCGTCAGTCGGTGAATCTAGTGCCGCTTCTACTCCTCATAAAAGCAACCTACAATCCGCTTTACAGCCGCTGATGATATCCGGTGATTCAACAAAAACCGATATATTGAAAAGGGTAATACAGATAAATGCTTCTGTTTTATCGAAAAGGGTATCTGCCTCCGCCACCGCCACCGCCACCGCCTCCGCCACCGCCACCGCCTCCGCCTCCGCCTCCGCACCCGATTCATCCGTCTTCGCTCCACGTGGGGCAGAGGCGGGAGAAGCGGCCTATGGTTCCGATGAAGAAACACCGATCGCCATGACACCGCGCCCATCCGGAGCCGCAGCACGTGGGAGCCAGCCCATTATGTGGGCACCATCGTTGGCTCGCGACAGCGAATATATTCCGACAATCCGAGAGATGCGAACGCTTATTATCCAATCTCTCGACGTAGATACTTTCAGAACGTTACAGAATGGAACAATCGTCGATTCATTTTATAATCCGGAGAATGAAATGCGTGAAGCCGATATTATGCGACGATACTCCACCGCTGAAATCTCTCGAACACTCCCAAAACAAACCTTCGCAAGAATATGTAATGCGTATGAAAACTTCATCGCTTATCTCGATGATGACACCTCAGTTATCGACCATACATATCTGTGGGATATCATAAGTCGCCCCAACAAGAGATTGTTCAAGCACGGCAACAATATTATACTCCTTCATATTCCCGACGATGACATTACAAATAATGTTCAGGTCATTTGTCCGACCAACGCGTATTCAGGCGAAGTGTTTGACGTCAATCGAAAGACAATCATTATTATGAAGCGCGATAGTTATTATGAACCCATCTTTTTATTTGAAATCAAATCTAGCGGAGAATTCAACGTATTGGGGCGGTTCGCCTTGAAAAGTAAAACACTCCTCCCAAAAATGAAACACATCATAGAGACGGTTCGCGACTTGTATTTCGCATATTGTCGCCTACACGCAAGTCAGCCACGTGAATATAAATACAAGATGAATCTACCTGCATCAGCCATTTCGAAAATCCTGAGAGAAGCTGGTTTTACGATTCACGCACAAGTCATGAATTATAATGGTAAGGTGATCGGATTACAAATTTCGCAAACCATCAAGAAATTGGCACGACTTGACCCGTCGCAAGTTACAAAGAAGACGTATAAACGCACGTTTTTGAAGGGGGTCATTCCCACCGCTGTTTCAGCGCCTCTCGAACAAGACGGCGGCACCGGCACCGGCACCGGCACCGGCATCCCGACCGTTTTAATGAATGATGAGAGTTTGTGGGAAATGAGTTATCATGAAACCGTGAATTTCTTGAAAGAAGTCCAGCAACATGTAAAGAAAACGACGAAAAAAGAAATTTACTGTCTTCCAAGAGTAAAAGTCGTTGAAGAAGGCCTAATCGTCGGTGTTATTACAGAAACGAACCAGTTTCTACAAGTGAATGTCGAAAACGACCCTCAAATGAATTATAATGATGACCTACCTACGATTACAGAAGGGAATCATCTTCGGGCGGATGAAGTCGTAGAAACTACTCCGACCGATAAGATGGCGGATAAGACGCGCGAGAGATATGTTCGCAATATTCGCTTGGAGACGAATTTTTATAATGTATTCCGAAACACCGCACGAAATGTGTTGAACCGACCCGAGAATAAGGCGGTCAAGGATACTATCGAAACAATAATTGGGTCATCGTTTGTAATCTATAACAATAAACTGTCGCAAATCATCACCATCATGAAGAAGCTGCTATCAAAGCATGTTTCATTTATTCGGTATAGTAAAGATACGTTAAAGATGGTAGGCGAAGTATCTGGCTGTATTACAAGCGACGACGAAACATGCGGGAAAAAGAGTTACTGTCTGAAAGAGATGGGCGGAATGTGTAAGCTTTTACTACCTCAGCGTAATCTGATGTTGGCATATATCGATAATGAAGTGGCTTATTTCGGAAAATTGGCGGACGAAATGATTCGGTATGAGCGGGTTCGTTTGTTCATGTTCGAACCGATGAAATATCCGACATTCCAAGATATAAAATACAATCTCCGAGAGAATGAAATTATATTATTGGAAACTTTCATCACACAGGATTATTTTGAAAATATGGAACCAGCTGATGAGAATCCGTATATACACCAGACGAATTTTTATACGGTTGCGCCGAGTAATGCCGGGAATCGGGGTGTTCAGCATTATGACCCAACCTATCATAAAGAGTATGTCGAACGATATTTTGAATTAGAAACTGGTGTAAAGCGTGCGGCAAAAGTTCGACCTTCAACGTTGGCGAGGGTGGAGGAAGTGGAAGAGGCAGAAGCAGAGGCAGACGGAAAAGCCGGAGCCGGATTTGGTGCCGTAGGTGCCGCCGCTGGACCTGCTGAGATGGCACCGGATGTATTGCGTATTAACGAAATCGACCATGTTCTCGATTTTTGCCAAGAAGTTTCAAAGCGTAAAATCACGTTTAAATTGAGGAATGCCTTTTTTCCCAAGATGAATACATTTGAACTCATGTTTTCAAATGAAAGCAACGAATGTTCGTTCGACATCATGCTAACAATATTGCGTTCGATGGCACAAACCGCATCAAAATGCCCAAGTGGTCATTTATGTGTTGCCAAGACCAAGACCAGTTCTGGAGTCGTCGGCACACAAGAACTTGAACCAGAAGTGTGTGCGAAATGCCAAACAAATATCGGCATTGACCAATCCAATTTCGCTTGTCGACAGTGTAATTATTTCATGTGTGATAACTGTCGAACGCAACATCTAGACCAATACGCAAATATGACGGTCGCAGGATTAAAAGATATACTCGTGACAGAGTATACGAAACTTGCGAGGAATGGTTTAGAAAAGAAACTGACGATGATACTGAATGGATATGGTATGAAACAATATGCCGACATCATAAATGAAGGCCGAGCTACATTAGCACAAATCATTCAAAGCGAAAACTACTTTCTTACGAATTTTGATGTGTGGATTCTTGCGGTATATTTCAAGATACCGATGGTTTTTGTGTCACAGACATTATTAAGCGAAAATGGTAAGAGTTATATGGTATTATTCGGCGATGAAATGACCGATAGTTATTTCTTTATCCAGACATTTCATGTGGTTCAGGGTGTTCCATCACGTTTCGGATTGATTGAAATTCGACCAGATGAAATGACGTCAATATTGAAAATTCCTTTGAGTTTTGTATCTCCGGATTTACAAGAAGGCATTCGTCGCGAACACGATATACGTATTTCTCTCGAAGATTATATCCGTGAATTCAAGCTGTTGAATATAAAAAAAAAGAAACGAGTATTTACCATGATGGATAAACAAAATAAATAGAAGATATATAGGAAATAATGAATTCGCAAGTATATTTAACCGCAGATTTGGTTCATCGTAATTCTCAACAGCAGCTTCAGCTCCTTCAGCAGTTACAACAGCAACAACAGCAACAACAGCAACAACAGCAACAACAGCAACAACAGCAACAACAGCAACAGCAACAGCAAATAATAATAAACGACGTATTTGAAATTCCAGACGATACAGTCCCGGTTAGTATCCCGGTTGGCGTCCCTCTCAGCAATCTGAATGTTCAACCACCAACATCATTAGCGTTGGCAAATACCGCCAATATGAATTTCATAAAGACGATGAATCATAACGCGATGACTGATGTCATGAATCAACTTGCGACTCAAAAACAAAAAACACCGTCAATCGGAACAAAACAATCAGATGTGTCGTTACAGGTGCCGAAGAATGTTCCTGAAAAGCAACTGTCTCGTCCGGTTTCACCGTCTTCCGCAAAAAACACTAGCAAGCCATCTCAGACCACAACAGCGACAACGCCGCCGCCGACAACGAACGTGGTTGCCGCTGCCGCCGCACATTTAGCATCAATACCATTATCTGAAACGGGTATGAATGAAGGTAGCGGAGCAACAAAGAAAAAATATACAAGTAAAAATTCACTTAATAAAAAGGTTATCGTCGAAGAAGAAGACATAGATAGCGCAATCGACTACGATGACGATGATACCGAAATAAAAAAAACGAAACTCTCGTTGTTTCAATTCGCAAAAGATATCACATTCAATTTGATATTTGCGATTCCCTTTCTCCAAAAAGCGAGACTTCATGCGATGTTACGAGACTCAACATTAGCAATAAATCAAATTGAACGCATCTTTGATGAATTTAAAGACCGATTCACTCAGTTCGACCTTGAATCGATTAAGAAATATATATGCGAAGATGGAATACGTGACCAGCTTAATTTAATACTTGAAACCGGTTTTAATAAAATATTATCAGACGGTATTATCGACGTGAATGACGCACCACAGTTCAACCAGTTGGTGTATTACATAATAAAATCATTTAATGACATCAATCAAGGTAAGGTGTATCGATTTTATTTAAGCCGAGAGCATGTCATGCTTCTTCTTCATTTTGTATTGAAGTCAGTATTTTCACTTACTCTCAAAGGTCAAGAAGAACAAATGGCTTTAGGATTATTGGATACGAGTTTTCAGTTGGTTCAGTTGGAGGTATTGCCGATTGTATCGAAAAGGTGGTATCATCGATTTCGGATATGTAAGTCGGCGAAACAAATCGAAGATATCATCGAATAATATTTAGGAAAATCGGCGGCGGACGGCGCGCGTTTTTTTCGCCGAAAAAGAACTTAAAGATATTTTCTTTGTATAGTATGAGAATGAGAGTTCTCCTCCTTCATGTCGATGGAGTAAAGATTGTGATGTAATTTTTACATAACTCACAAATCAATTATCGTCACAAAAATATTGACCATTTTCATTTCGTAATCAACGTTATGGTCCGCCTTGTGATGATTATCATTTAAGGCAAATAGGTTGATTTGTGAATGTAAAAATCTATCCTATGATTTCATACCGGTGTAGCTCAGCGGCAGAGCGTCTCAAACGTCGTTTGTTACCTTTTTTACTATTTCCGAAAAGAAATGGTCCGATCTACGAATGATTATCGCCTTATAAGCGGAAGGTCGTAGGATCGAAACCTACCGCCGGTATTCAACTCTTTCAGTCATTTTAAAGAAGTGGCTTGTCGAGCTGGACATAAAACGCAGCAATGGTGTCGGCATAGCTTAACAGCACTCGCTCATTCACTCGCTTGCACGCTGCGTTTCTCACAAAAATACAGCAGCGAGCGAGTCAAGATATGGACTGCCGTCTTGAAGCAACTGTTGTCGATACCATTTAACTTTTACCTGTTTTTCATAAACAGGTCGTCGTAGTTCATTCTAAGGACGTTAAATAATTTTACCGGCATGGCGCAGAGGCAAGCGCGCGGGGCTCATAACTCCGAGGTCACTCGATCGAAACGAGTTGCCGGTATTTATCATCGCATCGGTGCTTCAGGCACTAGGGCAAAAACCTAACCTCCTTAGCTCAGAGGCAGAGCGCGAGGCTCATAACTTCGAGGTCTATCGGATCAAAACCATCAGGAGGTATTGTCAAGCTGGACGCTATAAACGCAGCACCTTATTTCAAACCACTTCCATGGCGGACGTTTTATCGTCTGACACCTACTTTACTGACGGCTTATCATCGTTGGTCCGAACGTCGGATGGTTATCTTCTTTATCATTAAAAGGACGGTGTGGGATCGATACCTACAGGTGGTAATTGTCAAGCTGGACGCTATAAACGTAGCAACTATTTTACCGACATGGCGCAGGGGAAGCGCGCGGGGCTCATAACTCCGAGGTCACTCGATCGAAACGGGTTGTCGGTATTTCATAAAATTGATTTAAACCTATATGGTTTATATCAATCATAGCACACGTGTAATAATATGGAAGAACAACAACAACAACAACAACAACAACAACAACAACAACAACAACAACAACAAACCAAGCGCATCGAACAAATGAAGGAGGTTCAAGCGAAAGGATTAGAGCTTTTCACACGAAAAAACGCGGATTACGGTGACGCGT